CAATTGATTCTCGCAATAGAACTTTCACTTCAATTGTCGAGGCAATCAATATCGATATAACTCCATTTTCGTGGCGTGTTGGGTTAGACTTATCACCATCAGCTCGAACAGGATTATTCATTCTTGGAACCTCCTTACTTGGCGGTTCTGACACACTTGGTTACTAAGGAGAAATAAATGGCAACTGGATTCCCGGTCAAAGGAACAGGCGGATCAACTTCCTACGCAAATGGCAATTCACTTTCAGCATCTGATCTCAATGATGGATTTGGAACTCTGAATTTACTTTCTGCTTTTTACACAGGAAACCCAGCACTTGTTGGAGCGCTTGAAACCTGCAATGTTGTAGCTTCAGCTGCAACTGGCACAATCAATGTTGATGCAAAAACTTCAACTGTTTGGTATTACACATCAAATGCAACTGCAAATTTTACTCTAAATTTTAGAGGAAATTCAGGAACAACTCTTGCATCCATTCTTGCAACAGGTCAAGCAATAACAATTGTTTTTCTAAATACAAATGGATCAAGTGCTTATTATCCAACTGCTTATCAAATTGATGGTTCAGTAGTGACTCCAAAATGGCAAGGTGGAACTGCACCTAGCGCTGGAAATACTTCTTCAATTGATGCTTATTCCATAACTATTATCAAGACTGCTGCAACACCAACATATACAGTTATTGGCTCACAAACAAAGTTTGCATAAGGGAAAAATATGTCACCAATATTAGCAAGTTTAGCGGATACAGGAGCAAATGCTTTTGGATTGATGTCGGGCGCTCCAAAGTCAATTGTTACTGGTGGAACTCTTACATCTGATTCAACTTACTATTACAGAACATTTACTAGTAATGGAACATTAGATATTTCTGTTCTTCCTCTTAGCTGTGATTATCTTGTAATTGCAGCAGGAGGTGGTGGTGGTTTTGGCGGCGGCGGCGGAGGAGCAGGTGGACTTCGTTCTGCCTCTGCAACTCTTTCGGTAGGTTCATATAATGCAATTATTGGTGGTGGTGGTGCAATTGATGCATCTGGAAATTCATCTTCTTTCAATTCTCTAAATACATCAGGTGGCGGATCAGGTGCAAATTATTCAAACAATGGTGCATCAGGTGGATCAGGTGGTGGTGGTAGAGGTTGGGTTGTAAATAAATCAGCAGGTTCAGGAAATGCTGGAAGTTATTCACCAGTAGAAGGTTATGCAGGTGGAACTTACGCATCGCAAGGAAATGGTGGCGGTGGAGGATCATCTGCTGTAGGAAATGCTGCAAGTGGTGATAATGGTGGTGCTGGTGGTGCTGGAACTTCTGCATTTTCATCTTGGGCTTCAGCAACCTCAACTGGAGTTAGTGGATATTATGCAGGTGGTGGTGGCGGCGGAAGTGTAAATACAAGTTATTCAGCATCAGGTGGTTCAGGCGGTGGTGGGCTTGGTAATTATTTTACATCTGGTGGAAGTTCTGGAAATTATTTATATCCTCAAGCAACTATAAACACAGGTTCAGGTGGTGGTGGTGGAGGCGGAAGTTCATTTGGCGGTGGAAGTGATGGAACAGGCGGCTCTGGTGGTTCTGGACTTGTAATTGTTCGTTACTTGAAATCGGCGGTGTAAATATGTCACATTGGGCTGAAATAGATTCAAAAAATAAAGTTTTTAGAGTGCTTGTTGGAGATAACAATGATGCAGCAGGCGATGAAGGTTATCAATGGCTCATTGACAATCTTGGTGGCACTTGGATCAAAACTTCTTACAATGCCGAAATTAATGGATTTCGTGGCAAATTTGCAGGAATTGGTGACACCTACAATGCTGAAAAAGACATCTTTGTTGCACCCGAAAAACCTAAAATCAATATCTAACCTATAACCCGAAAGGGCGCAAATGTCATCTGATATAGCCACAATAGTTTATTCTTACTTTTTTGTTGCAGCAACCTTGCTTGCCGGAGTAGGAATCCTTGCCAGATATGCCATTCAAAAACATACCGATGAATTGAAAGAAAAACTTTCACGCATTGAGTACGCACTTTACAATGATGGGCAAACTGGTCTTATCAATAAAGTTGATCAATTGATTGAAAATCAAAATATCATAAAAATTGATGTGGAAATAATGAAAGCAACAACCGAAAAAGCAACTAAGCGAAAGGCAACAAAATGAAGCGTTTTGATATACCAAAAGAAATCATAATCCGCACTATTGGATTAGTAATGATGAGTTTTCCAGTAGGAATGGGAATCGGCGCAGTATTTGTTCAAAATTGGCTAAAAGGCGGTTTGATGGCTTTCAGCGCAGCTGTTTTAACTGTAGTTACAGTTCTTGGTGTAATCCTTTCTTGGAATGGAACAGTTACCAAAGCTGATATTCAACAGGCTTTTAGAACTGCTACTGCAAATGCTGGCGATGGCAATGAGGATATTGCAGCTGTTATCAAGAGCCAAGATAAAACAACTCCTTTAGATAAATAATGAGTAAAGCAGAGCAAATTGTTGCAACTGCTCAAGCCGAGGTTGGTTATATCGAAACTGGCAATAATCACACCAAATATCAAAAAATTGACCAACCTTGGTGTGGGGCTTTTGTAAATTGGGTTTATAGTAAAAATTCAATAAAGATTCCTGACTGTATTTCAACAGTTGCCGGAGCAAATGCTTTTCTAAAAGCAAAGGCTTGGCAAAGTGCAGAAACTGCTACCCCTAAAGTCGGTGATCTTGCATTCTTTGATTTTCCCGGTGATGGCGTAGATCGCATTTCACATATTGGAATTGTTATCAAAGACAATGCTGATGGAACAGTAACCACAATTGAAGGCAATACCTCACCTGATAAAAAAGGTGATCAACGCAATGGGGGGGAAGTGTGTGTGAAAATTCGTGCCTATAAAAAGAAAAACCGAGGAAATTTGAAACTTTCTTTACCGGTTTTTATTGTTGGGTTTGGAAAACCAACGATTACTGAAAGTAACTGAATAAATGCAGGAATTGGTTCTCAATTCCGAAGTAAAAATTTTGGCAACCAAACTCGCCGAGAAGACTTATGCAAGATTTGCCAATTTCAATGGACATTATCGAAATACAGCAAATAATCATCTTGTGGGTCATCTCGGCGAGTTTGCTGCGTTTGCTTGGTTTCAAGATCAAAATATGAACCCAATTCCTAATTTTATTGAATCGGCGAGGGGAATGTGTGATATTGACACATCATCGGGTAGATTTGAGATCAAGACTTGGTCGGAAAGATATTGGGATAGTTGGGGTAGATCAATCTCAGTTTCTCAGTATGCTTCTATCAAGAAAAAAGCTGATTATATCTTTTTCTGTACCGCAGATGAGGTTGAATCAGATACTCCAAAAATCACTTTCAGGGGATGGTGTGATGTGAATATAGTTGAAACAAAAGAACCAAAGATAACCGGCTCTCTTGGCAGAGAAGTCTTGAATTATCAATTAGAAGAATCAGATTTGAAAGATGTTGGTGATTTAGTATGAATCGCCAAGATATTCTAATCCAAGCAATTCAGCTCACAATGGGCGAGCGCAATTCTCAAAATGGTGACCCAAAAGAAAACCACACAAGAATTGCAAAAATTTGGTCGGTAATTTTAGACAAAGAAATTACTCCAGCACAAGTTGCACTTTGTATGGCTGGATTGAAATTGGCAAGGCTTGCCTATAATCCTGATGTTGATGATTCTTACATTGACTTGGCAGCTTATGCTGCAATTGCTGGTGAGATCAAGTGAAGAATCTTGCAGTAATTGTTCCAAGCAGGGGAAGACCTCATAACATTATTGAGTTGCTTCATTCATTTGAGGAAACTCAAACTGAATCAGATTTGATTGTTGTAATTGATGATGATGATCTAACCAAAGATGCTTATTTAGAGCTTGGCATTGATAAAACAATAATTCTTCCAAGAGAAGGCAAAGGAATGGCGAAACCTTTGAATAAAGCATCTTCAATGCTCAAAGATGAATATAGACATTTTTCTTTCCTTGGTGATGACCATAGACCAAGAACAAAGAATTGGGATGTCAATTTTATTGACACTCTTGATGAACTTGGAACTGGAATTGTTTATGGCAATGATTTGCTTCAAGGTGAAAATCTGCCAACTGCGGTTGCAATGACCGGCAACATAGTCAAAGCACTTGATGGAATGGTTCCAACAGGATTGATTCATTTATATTTAGACAATTTTTGGATGCAATTAGGTAAAGATTTAGGCGCATTGAGATATTTAGGTCATATAATTATTGAGCATCTTCATCCAGTATCAGGCAAGGTTGGTTGGGATGAAGGGTATCGAGATGTCAATGCTCAAGAAGTTTATACAGCTGATGCCAAAGTTTATTTTGAATACATAGCAGGTGAGGATTATCAAAATCTTTTGAAGGTGTTATTGGCTCAAAGATGATAATCAGAATTAGACCAAAGTATTCTGAACAAGAATTAGCCAATATCTATGAAAAACCACATAATCACAGCAGATGGCGAGATCATATAACTAGAGTTCAATCAACAATTGCTTTTGCAAGTTGGTTCAAAGATATTGAAAGTGTTGCTGATCTTTCAGCAGGAGATGCCACAATCATCAATTCAATAAATGCGCCAATAAAATATATTGGAGATTTTGCACCAGCCTATGAATTTACTGGTCCAATTGAAGAAACTATTGATTTGATTCCAAAAGTTGATTTATTTATTTGCTCTGAAACTCTTGAACATTTAAATGATCCAATTGCTGCATTGAAAAAAATTAGAGCAAAAACTAAATATCTACTTCTTACTACTCCTGATGGAGAAGATGATATTAGAAATCCTGAGCATTATTGGGGTTGGGATTCTAAGGGTATTAGGGGATTATTAGTTGATGCAGGATTTTCTCCAGTTATTTATTCCTCACTAAAGTTCTTTGATGAAAAATGGCAATATGACTATCAATTTTGGGGGTGCGAGTGAAAATTCTTATTACTGGCGATGCTGGATTTGTAGGAAGACATTTTAGGAAAAAATTTGAATCACAAGGTCATCAAATTATTGGCGTTGATATTGTCAATGGAATTGATGCTAGAGATTTCTTTCGAACCGATAATACTCATTTTGACAAAGTCATTCATCTTGCAGCTGTAGTAGGTGGCAGAAAAATGATTGAAGGCTCACCATTAGCGCTCGCTGTAGATTTATCAATTGATGCTGAGATGTTTGGTTGGGCGCTTCGAACAAAACCCGGATGTATTACTTATTTCTCATCTTCAGCTGCTTATCCAACTATTTTGCAAGAACACGAATTGCTTGGAAGTCTTAGAGAAGATGATATTGATTTGACTGAAATT